GCATTGAGAGCAGCTTCGTTTTGAGCATGACTGAAACGTGAGCCGCCGCCAAATGGACTTTGCGGTTGTGTGTAACTGCCGGATGGACCACCCACTTGCGGATGATTCATATAAGTGTCTGTGGTGGCCACTGCTGTCACAGTCAAGTTTTGAAAATTAGGGTTTAGATCTTTGATCAAGTACTGTTCGGGCTTTTTACCTTCGCCTTCGTTCACAATGACCTTGGTAACTTTCGACATTTCTGTCCAGTACAGCTTGAAATTTTCTGGATCACGTATAAACACTTGATCGCCGTACTTGAATGTGTTGCGAACAATTTTAAAAACACGCTTGTTCAGTTCGTTTAGGCTGACCCACTGTTGCAGTTGCTCTTTGATGATTTTTACTTCGTTGTCGCTTGGAGTTTCTTTGTACTTGATAGTAAATGCTGTGTGGTTTTCTTGATTCTTTTGTGTGCAAAACTCGGCTAGAATGTCTAGAGCCGCATTGACTTCTGAGTCCATGTCCATTTGCTCGTACTGATTGTAGCGTTCAACACGATTGGGTTGTCCGGTATAAACTTCTGGTAACTGACTTTGATAGTTGCGGAAACCCGGATCTGGAGCACGTCCGCCGCCCAACGGGCTTACGTTGCTGGGTAAGTTACTAGTTTTAAAATATTTTTTCCAACCGGCCATATATGTTCTCTCGTATGCTATATTTATAGCTGGTTACTGTACTGCATGTAACATTCTTTTCGAAATTGTTCCTTGGTCTTTCATCACCCCGATCAGTTCTTCTAATTTGGATACCAGCTCGCTAGTGTCCATTTTAACTGGAATATTGCGACCATCTGGTAAAGGAACCACAGCTTCTGTACCGTGCAAGGTTGCTGGGTATCCCGAATCAGGGCCGCTAAACACATTTCCATCACGAGCCTGCAACATTGATCCACCTTCGCTACGGGCTGCACTAAAGTGCATGGCGTCTTTGACCGATTTCCAGTCGCCGCCCCAGCCTAAACCCAAGCTGTTGGCCAGTTTGCCGATGCCGGGCGGCATGTCTGTTATTAATCCTGGGCCCATTGGGTTGGTACCAGGATTAATGTCTATTGCGGCACCGTGTGCATGAATACTTTTTACACCAGGCTTGCCTCTAACATCTCGGTCGTTATAGCCACCAAGACTTCTAATTTCGTAACCAGCTGCATCAAGTTGATTTATTAAGCTCTGGAATGCACCTGCATACTGAGCACCTACCTGTGTTGATGCACCTGTTTTACTGGAAATAGTAGACAAGTCAGGTTTTTTACCTTTGTCTGATGCACCAGCGTTTGGTAGTTCACCGTTTGGTCCGCTGCCGCTGCCAAATAATTGTCTTACAACTGATGTGCCTGCACCAACTAATGCACCAGTTGCGCCGCCAATTAATGCACCGGGGCCGGCACCAACTCCTCCAGCTGCGGATCCAATTACAGCACCAGTACCGGCGCCTATTGATCCATAAGTCATTGCTTCTTTGCCAACATCACCAAAGGAGAATTTTTTAGCTTTCTTACCTAGTCCAAGCTCTTTTAGACCGTCACTCAAAAATTCCAATATGTTAGCCGATACCTTAGCAAAGTCTTGCAACACACCCAACACTTCTTCTTGTAATACAATAGCAAGATTTTGTGCTGCAATGGCCGCTATTACATATTTGTTAGTCAATTCATCGTTGGCACGTGCCTGTGCCTCTGCGGCCTTCTTGGCTGCTTCTATACCGTCTTTGGTTATTTTATCGCTTGATAGGGTGTAATTTTGTAATGCTGTTTCCACACCAGGGAATTTGCCAGCCATACTGGCCATACCAAATGATATAAGTTCCTGCGATTCCAGATCTTTTCTGTGCTGAGCTCGACCTTCTGCTTGTATTTTGAGAGACTGATCGATGCCTTCTTGATTTCGTAAATTTCCTGATTTGATCATGTTTGCCATGCCAGTGACTTCTTGATTAAACCCTTGGGATAGCTGAGCTGTTACAGCTAGATCTTTGGATCTGATACCATTGTACACTATTTGTTCTCTCAGAGCCTGCTGTGCTTCAGGTGTCATTGTGGCCATTGCTGTCAGGGTGGCCTGCATAGTACCAGGAAACTTGGCTTCCAGCTCCATAAGTCTGGCACGGAAAGCTGTCTGTGCTGAACCTTTACGTGCTTCTTCCATTTTTTTCCTAGCGTCTTCGCCAGTGACTGCACTGATAATTCTCAAGTTCTTTGCATATTCTTCTGTGGTCTGTGCAATTTTTTGCGGATCATTCAAGTACACGCTGTTGGCTTTTCTCATGTCGGACATGACTTCAGCCTGTAGTTCTACCTGTTCCTGAAAACTGTACCCCAGTGCCAATAATCTGCCACGTATACTGTTAGGATTATTTGCATCTCCCATTACCTTGCCAACTTGACCAATCATCTTGACAGCACCGCCAACCGATAAACCACTTTCAGCAAAAGTACCCGACATCTTGCTCAACACTTCACCAAATTGATTGATAGTCAAAAATGATTGACTAGCAGCTGTACGCATACCAGTCATGCCGTCGGCAAACAAGGCTCCGGCAGCGGAAATCTTCTGATAGTTTGAAATTGTTTTTTCCATTTCTTTGACAAGAAAGGAAACTACACTTTTGCCCAATGCTGCTGCGGAACCCAGGGCACTGATAGCTATACCAGCACCAGCAGACACTATGCCCAAAGCACGTACCTGTGGGATAGTGCTCACTGCCATGGTACTGCCAATTGTGGTTAGTCCGCCGCCTAGAGCCTGTGCACCTGCGTTGATACCATCCAGGGCACCTTCCATTAGTCCGCCGGCTAGAGTAAATGCACCTGCACCGTCTTGCAAGTTTCTTGCAAAATTGCCCACAGTACGACCAGCAGTGGCACCAACGGATTTGGTAAATGTTGTTAGTCCTTCAACAGCAGCTCGTTGTGCCGCATTTTGTTGTTGTACCAACTGCATGTTTTCACGTTGGACTTGCAAACTTTCACGTTGTTTCTTAGATGCTGTGTCGGTATTTTCACCAAGCTCTTCAATTTTTTTATCAAGATCTCTGATTGTGTAGGAAAGGTCTTTGTAGCTTTTTTGTCCAGTGATCATGTCCTTGAGCAGGCCGCCCATGGTAGACTTGTTGTCCTTGGTTTGTTTAGTAAGTGCTTTGAGAGATTTTTCAAGATCGTCGGTAGACAGGTTGATATCCCGCCCAGACTCCTTCATAGCGTCAATCATTGCTTGTTTTAAGTCGTCTCTAGAAAGATCCATACTGGTGTTTTTTACCTATAAATAATAGTACTTCAACTATTTATAGGAAATCAATATATGGATACAAAACCCATCAACCCGCTGAGTGGACATTTTAGACGCCCAGAAATTTACTTCAAACTGCCCAGTCAGGGCAGATACTGGGGAGACAACAGCCTGGACTTGCCAGTCACTGGTGAAATCCCTATACTTCCAATGACCAATGCTGATGAAATCACACTGAAAACTCCAGATGCATTAATGAACGGGTCGGCCATAGTGAATGTTATACAGAGTTGTTGCCCAAACATCACCAATGCGTGGAAAATGCCCAGTGTGGATGTAGATGCCACATTGATTGCCATACGAATAGCCAGCTACGGAACCAATATGGCTGTGACGTCCAATTGTCCTCATTGCGGAGAAGAACACGATTACGAAGTAAATCTGTCAAAGACCTTGGAAAATACCAGGTGTCCAGATTTTGACAAGACCATTGACTACAACGGTTTAAAAATCAAACTACGCCCACAACCGTATTTTAGCGTAACAAAAACCAATATCATACAGTTTGAAGAACAGAAAATCATGCAAACATTAGGAGAATCTAACCTTGATGACGATGTTAAAAACATGCGACTCAAAGACAGCATGAAAACCCTGTTGGATCTCAATGAGAAGCTGTTAGTAGACAGTACAGAATATATTGAAACTGAAGACGGCAGTCGAGTTAAGGATCCGGCGTTTATTGCTGAATATTATAGAAATGCTGAAGGACGAGCAACCAAAACTATCGAAGATCGCATGTCAGAAATTGCCGCAGAAGGTGCATTGCCCCCGTATCACATGTCTTGTGCCAGTTGCCAACAAAATTACGAAATGCCGCTGGAGTTTGATTATGCACGTTTTTTCGGACAAGGCTCTTGAGTTTATCAAATCAGGAAGTAGAAGATTTAATTAACAAGTATGAACGGGATTCAAGAGCCATAAAAGAGGAAGCATTAAAAATGACTTGGTTTATGCGTGGCGGAATCAGCTACAGCGATGCCATGTTACTAGGTGTTCGAGAAAAAGAAATTATTGCTAAAATAATCAAAGACAATATGGAAACTACCAAAGAATCGGGATTACCATTCTTCTAACTGATTTAAGATTAGCTACGCTAATCTATTGATTTCGCTTTGCTCATCAATGTTTTTCTTCTTTGTTGTTTTTACGTATTATCCAGATTAATTGGTCACAATTCACCGTATGCACGGTGAACTGACTGGTACGCATTATCCGAGTAGCATAGTCATTTATTATAAAGAGATTGTCTTGCGACACGGAGGCGGTTGACCGGTACCCCCTACTCTAGCTTCACATATCAACGGAACCCTAGTGACCCGATAATAAATCCAAGTCCTACGAGCTGGGGTTGTATCTTTTTCACATAGCCCCGACCATTTTTTGCCTTAAGTTAGCATTAGCCTTGCACACCCGAGCAACATCTAGACTGGGTATCTCACCAGTCCGCAACGGGAGTCGAGCTGCCTCGACCAAACAGAGTGCGAATTCCATAATAAGAGTATAACTTTGTGTTTATTGCAGAATGACTTTGAGTCGGGTATGCTAAATCTTGTTGATAATATGTGAGCCATGTACACGGACCTGTATGTGTCCGTTATAATAATCTTCGGTTTCTAAAACTCTGCGAGCAAATTGTTCTCTCGCCTCGATGTAACTACATTCAGATTTACTTTTGCAGTAGTATAGTATTTCTCTACTGAAATTGTCAACACCCAATGCAACCACATCTTTTGTTAATTCTGGACTGGAACCATAGTATGTTTGCCAGTCTGAATCAATTTTACCACGAATCTTCTTGCGTTTCTTTTTACCATTTTTTAGTTTGACCATTCGGTAAGTGGTTCGGCTAAATTTTGCTAATTTTTTGCCAATATACTTCCTGCCGGTTAGGTTATTTGTGATCAAATAAACAAAACCAACACAATCTTCGGGTAGCGTTTCTACTTGAGTATTTTCGTAAATCCATGACATGCATAGTAGTTATGATCTTTGCCCTGCAACATATACTGGTCTTGAATTAAACAATGTCTACGTCAGTGTTGTAGCTGGTGTACCCGTTTTCTTTGACCACGTGAAGCGTGTTGTTTACCCGCCCTGCCAATTCATCCTTGTGCGACACCAACCAAATACTCTTGTTAGCTTCGCGACTCATCTTTTTCAGGATAGCCAGACTGTTTTCTACGCCTGAGCTATCCATACCGCTGTCTACTAACTCGTCGATAAACAACAAGTTAATGGGTTGATATAGGCTTTCCCAAACATCGCGGAAGCTCCAGCTCAAGGATAAAATCAAGCGATTGCGTTCTCCGCGACTTAGATTGTCAAAGTCCAAATCTCTACCCAACTCTGTAATGGCTACAGTCAAATCATTGTTGAACTT